TTCAACAGCTTGAATAATGGCATTGAAATCACCACTTGCTGGACTTGCATCAGCAGTAGTACAATCCATTTTTAGAGATTTAGCAAAACCTTGTCCTGTTGGTACATCTGTATCTTGTGAAACAGTAAAAGTTCCAAGTGTATTCAAAACATTCTTCCATCTATCACAAGCATTATAACCAGTAGCTGTAACACTAGCTGTAGAAGTTCCTCTTTGAGCAATACTCATATCACCATTGATGATGATGTTCCTGAACTTTACGTTATCTTCAAATGCTGTAGGTGTAAGTTTTGTTATTGGCATTATGCGTTCTCCAATGCGGTTACTCTAGCTTCTAAATCTGCTCTTTGAGTTTCTAAAGTTTCAATTTTTGTTTTAGCTTCTTGTAATGCTTTGACCAATACTGCTGTTAAAGCACCATAATTTACACCTTTGCTACCATCTTCACCGCTAACCACTTCAGGAATATGGTCGTCTAATTCTTGTGCAATAAATCCAATGTCGCTTTCTCCACTATCTGTCCAATCAAATGCTCTTGGTTGTAAATCTGCTATTGTGCTTAATCCATAACTTAAATCAGTTACATTTGTTTTCATTGATGTGTCTGAAGCATTAACCCAAGATGTTCCATTACAATATGCACCATTTGATTCGCCGCCTTCTGCATCACCTGACCTGTTTCTATATTTTACTCTAATGACATGACCGCCACTATTTCCAGTTGTGCAAATTCTAAAACTTAATTTAGCACCATTATTGACCGCACCATAATTTGCTACACCCATTAACCAATGACCTGAATTTGAGTTTGCATTGTAACCAATACTAACTCTAGTATCTTGCCAAGTGGTTCCGTTTAAATGTAATTTATATTGTGGATTTGTATTATTAATTCCAACATTACCATTTGAAGCACATCTTAATCTTTCTGAACCGCTAGTTTCTAATGATATAGTATCATCTGCATTAAATCGGATTGCAGTATTTGTATCTCCATCATGGACAATTTTATCAGGTATAACTAAATCATTTGATAATGTAACATTCTCACTACTATCAATCGTAATCGCTGTGTTTGTTGCGTTATCGTCAATACCTGTTGAAGTAAAATTAGTTAGTGTTCCTGTTCCTGTAATATTTGAAAATGAACCAGAACTTAAAGATGCGTTATCTATAGCACCATCTTTAATCATGGAATTAGAAATCGTATTATCTGCTGGATTAACAGTTTGAACTGCCTTGCCAATAAACACACAATACATATCATCACCCACAGATGTAGCTTCAGTAAGTGTCAGTGATGTGCCTGAAGCAGTATAAGATGTCGTTGGCTCTTGTCTTACAAAGTTAATGAATAATGCAATTTCATTTTCATTACTTACGGAATGGTCAAGTGTATAGCTAGTCGTTGCTGTAACAGTAAAATCTTGTTTAGCAAAACTTGTGTAAGATAAAGCTGGTTGATTGCCTAAGTACATTATGCAACGTCCTCTAATGTTGAAACAATCACATCTGCGTTACCAGATGTATTGTCTGATTTTGCAGTTATCTTTCCACCATTAGGGATAACATATTTACCTGATACTAATTCTAATGAACCACCAACTGGAATAGGTGCTTCTTTGACAATATAAAAATTATTTGATCCGTCATTTAATACTACATCTATTAAAATAGCTGATGACCCTGTATTTGCTACTAAGCAACCTACTAAAATTTGTTTATTAGATGTTGTTGTTCTAATGTCTGTGGTTGTTGCGTCTGTTAATGAAACAGTATGTGAAGAAAAATTATTAGCCATTAAATCTCCTTATCCTAAAGCTATCGCAAATGGAATAGCACTAGGATCGGTTTCTGTTACTGAAACTGAACTTGGTAGTGTTACTGCATTTGTACTTGTGTTTATACTAAATAGTGTTTGATCGTCACCATCAGCATCTACAATTTTCATAGTTAGCGTATTAGCTACACTATTGTCAATCCAAATTGTTCCCTCTGTTGCTGTTGCTGGTTGTGATGAACCTACATGGTTTGTATTTAATGCACCTAACGAATTATTTAGATTCGTTCTAAATTGTGCGAATGTTACGTTATCTATACTAATTTGTGATACTTGACTCATATTATACAATCACCTGACCATGCCCTTCGGCTATGTAATCAAATGTCCTATCTACGCTAGTATCACCACTGTCAAAAAATTCAATAGTAAATCCTGTGGTACTTTTTGATGTGATTGTGTAGTAATCTCCTGTGTCCATATTTTGAGCCGATATTCCGATTGCTGGATTTGCCTTGAAAGCAAAAGCATAAGTGATAGCTTTTCCACCTGTTCCTGATGCTACATCTTCATCTACTTCTCTACGTTTTGAAAGTTTTGCAGTAACCGATAATGAACTAATTAATGCTCTTGCTTTTAAATCATCTGATGTAAATAAAACTCTAAACTTAAAATATCGTCCTATATGTTCACCAGCTAAAAAAGGTTTAAATGCTGAATAAGTGGTATCGTCATCTGATGTAGATACTTCTAAAATTGTGTGTGCTTTACCTGATGACGTTCCATCAAAGGGATTTGGTCGTCCATCGTCAAATAGAGTAGTCGCATCTGGTCGTCCATTATCAAAGACCTCTGAAGTATCTTCAATAAATTGTGATACTGAAGCTGTAAATAAAGCTACAAACTTTCCACCTAAATCTATTGTATTGTTAAAATCATAAGTGCCTGATGCACCGACTCTAGTAGCTGTATCTCCGATTGTACCTACTGCGGTTAATCCTATATAATTAGTTGAGTTTCTAGTTACTAATTCAACACCTGTTTTAGTACCTGTAAAGCCAGTATGTTCATTGATAGTTTGAATATTAACAAAATTAAGAGTGGCAATATTTGTTGTAACAATGGTTTCATTTGATGATTGGTTTCCAAGTTTATCTTGTGCTTTTATGAGATATGAGCCAGTTTGCAAGGGTACTGTTACAGATGTGGCTGGTCGTCCTACCCTACTAAGTAAATCTACTGAATCTTGCCATGTAGGATTTGATGTATCAGTACTAAACTTGATAACATAAAAATCTAAATCTAAATCTGGGATTGCTGTCCATGCCAAAGTTGCTTGATCGCCTACTACGTTAATACTAAAGTTTTCTACATCTGATGGTACTGCGGTTTGACCAATAATCTGCCTAGCTTCTGTAACGTATGTTGATTTAACGCCTAAACTATTTATTGCTCTAACTCTTACAGTATAAGTAGCATTGTCAATCACGTTTAATACTTGGTGTCTTAATCCCACTCCACGTCCTACGACTTTAAAATCATCTACTACCGCATTACCATTTCTATCTGTATCTTGTCTTAATTCTACTTCATATTGATCTACAAAGTTATCAGTAGATGCACCAATCACAACATTTAAACGAGTAATAACTGTTCCATCATTGTATTCTACCAAGTCATCTGTGAGTGTTACTGATGCTGGTGGCAATATACTTGTTGGGTTAGGTAATGTTGTATCTGCGATTGTTGGTTCTTCAGATTTTTCTGTCCAAGAATAAAAATTATCTTGATGTTCTAATAACTGCATATCTACAGTTAAATCTTCGTTAATGGTTAATCCAGCAACCCTGAATGGTTTGTTATCAAATCCACCTGTTGGATAATCAATGTTTACAATATCGCCTACAATTACATCTAAAAATTCTGAAGTACATCTAACTTGAACTTGTAGTTGGTTTCTTGATCTTCTTAAAATAACTTCTGCTAATCCTTGTGCTTGATATACAGATGTTACATTTGGAAAACTAAAATTACCTTGTAACAATATATCACCATCATCTGACTTCATGGTAGCGTGTTGGTCTGCACTCGGTAATCCTGAATCATCAATAGGTGGATAGTTAATTGTATCTTCTTGATAGTTTTTAGCTGGATTTACAAAGGTTGCTTGAACTCTGTTGTATTTGTTGTTTTTTCTTTCACCTAATAATCTTGCACCACCTACTACATTATCTTTATTAATAGTCTTAACTGCTGTGCCTGTGCCTTCTACTTTTAATTTATAAGTTCCATCAGTATAGGTAAAAAATGCTCTCATTGGATTTAAGAGTTTTTTTACATTTTCAATAAGTGTTTCGCTTGTGTCTATCACTGCATTGGTTTGAAATAATTTAATTTGTGAAGCACCAGAATAAGGCGTAACTAATGTATCGCAATCTGACGCCGCAGTAACAAAGCTAGGAATGTCAATATCTGAATTTGTTAAACCTTTTCCGTATCTTTCATTTTTAAGATAATCAAATAAAATCCATGCACTATTTGTTGTATATGTGCTTGGTGTTAAATTTAATCCAGCATCATAAATATCTACCTTTTTGCCTTTGACTACTGCTTTAATATTTGGAACTCCGCCAAAAATATCTTGATTCCATTTAAAACGTAAAGCAAGATAAGCAACGCCTCTTAGTCTATGATTAGATCCCCAATTAGATTGTGATGTTAAAATAGATGATGCAGTTTGATTATCCTTACCCAAAAAACCTTGTACTTGAATATGACTTTCTGCTGGACTGTCATCATCAGGGGCTTTATAAAATGTGCTGTCGCTAGATGAAACTTCTCTAACTGTTCCATGAGTTAATGAACCTGTAAGTGATACTTGTTTGTCATCAATAAATAAACTGTCAATGCTTTGTATTTCACCTTCACATAATACAGCCGCAACATATAAATATTCGTTATCCGTTCCGCTTGTTTCTACATAAACTCTAGTACACCCTAATTTTCTTTGACCATAAACTACAGGAATTTGTGCATTGTTTGATTCTTTGTTTAATAATATACCTCTAGCACTTTCTGATTCTGGAATATCAAAATCAGGAACTTC